AGTTGCGCTGGTGGTGTTGGAAATTGTGCCTGTTTCACCGCTATTGGTGAGGCGCACCCCAGAATACATACGCTTAATAAGGGCAACACGATTTTCATAGTCATTTTTCACCTTTTCAGTTACTTGAGTGGCTTCTTTAGCCTTTGATTTGTTAATTAATTCTTGTTCTTTTGCGGCTAATTCTGCTTTAGCTACATAACTGTCATACTTTACAGACTCATATTTACCGTAGCCTATGCCGCCAATAGCCGCCAATGATAAAGCTGCGTAAATATAAAACTGAAATGGAATTGTTAAACCAAACATTATTTGTCCTCCAAGGGCATTGTGGTTATAAACCTAAGCACAGCAACAACAATACCAATACCAATAAGTAATACGCCATACAAACGAGGGTTAATAATATTTTCAACATAGCTAAAATTGTCATAAACCACGCCTAGCACTACTAACGCAAAAGAAAACCACATTGTTTTTGAGCGCATAACGCTCATAGTCTTGCGCCTCATTTGTCAGCTTTGGTGTCTAGCTTATCTAAAATGCGCTGCAATGTAACTTCTAATTTGTCAAACTTGGCTTCAATATCTTCTTTAAGCACATATTTGGTAGGAAGGGCAACTTCAATGCTTTGCACATCTTTTTTAAGGGTTTGTACTGAGTCCCAAATTTGTCTGCACCACCAACCAACAGCAGTAAGAATACCAGCGCCTATAAAATTTATTATGTATTGCCATTCCATAATTAGGCTTTCTTTTTGCGTGTAGTAGCTTTCTTTACTGTTGGCTTTTTAGCAACAGTTGTAGCTTTTGGGGCAACAGGAAAAGGCCAATGAGTGTCTACACTAATTTTTGGCATATAACCTAATTTGTCAAATAACCAATTAATTTGAAATTTAAACATAATTAGGCCGTATAAGTTCCTGAAGCTGTAAATTTAAGAATAGTGTTTGCACCAGAAACAGTAATTGTTGGCCCACCAGTATAAGTACCGCTATAGTTTACGGTAGGAATGGAAACCACAATTACTCCAGAACCACCGCTAGTATTTCCAGCGCCAGCACCACCACCAGTATTAATGCCACCGTTTGATAAATAGCTACCACCACCTCCAGCGCCACCAGAACCACCACTACCACCGCCACCGCCACCACCACCACCATAATAAACAGCAGAGCCAGTAATAGTATTTAAGTGACCAGTACCACCAGCGCCACCAACACCACCACCTCCATTGCCACCAATAGCACCGCCACCACCACCTCCAGCGCCTTCAAAAGTAGAGCCAGTTCCACCAGCATTTCCTTGTCCTGAAACGCCAGAACCACCATAACCAATTAATCCAGGGTTGCCACTACCGCTACCACCACCACCACCTGAACCGCCAGGTGAACCATTACCACCACCAATATAAGTTCCAGCTTGACCACCAGCACCACCACCAGTAGCTATAGCAACGCCCGTAATAGAAGAATTAGTACCAGCGCCACCAGCACCAGTACCTCCAGCGCCAATAACCATTGTGTATGTAGTGCCAGGATTAACTGATATTGAACTATTAATAAATCCACCGCCACCGCCACCGCCACCAAAACTATTAATATAACCACCAGCACCACCGCCAGCTAGAATAAGGTAGCTAAATGTATATACGCCTTGTGGGTAGGTTTGAAATCTAACCCAAACGCCACCTGTATAACCTTCGTAATAACTTTCGGTAGTGTTGTAGCGCAATATACCTGTAACAGGTGAAGCGGTACGCAATGATGTAGGGCCTTTTGGCAAATAAATTTCATTGGTTTTTGCACTTAAATTTAAGTCCACATTTGAAATAGCGCCACCAGTAATAGCCACAGCGTCAGCATCTTGGTAAGCCATTGTGCCTAAAGCAGCAATAAGTTCGTCTACATAGTATTTAGTAGCACCGTCTTGAGCAGAAGTAGGGTCAGCAAGGTTAATAATCTTGTTAGTACCCATATTAAGGTTGCCAGAAGCGGTTGTTTGACCGTCAGCAGCCAATGAGCCTGTCAATGCGTTAGCAATGTCTGTAAGAGTGCTGTTAGCCCATGTAGAGCTAATAGTTGTACCTGTTATTACAGGGTTGCCTATTGGCAATGAATAAGTACCGCTACCGTTTCTGCTCATTTTATTGTCCTTTTCCTGCTCTCATCATTGCTGCTAATTGGTTAATGTCCGTTTTTCTCATTTTTGTTGCTGCTATTCTTGAACCCATAGCGCCAGCAGTCATAGCAAGACCAGCAGGGCCACTTACAGAAGTAGCTAACAAAGGCAAAATTGTACTTACAGAACTAGTAGGGGCAAATTTACCAAATATACGCAACATATTTTGTGTGCTAGTGCCTTTAGCAGCTTGTTTAATTGCAGCTTGTTCTTCGGCAGTAAACAAACGCATTTTCTTTTCATTTTTAGCCAAACTGCGTAATTGCTTAGACAGTGAATTTTCTGCGCCAGATGCACTAAATTGTGTTTTTTCTAAATCAGCTATTTCAAGCATATCTGTAAATACTTCAGATTTACTCATTCTTGAATAAGTATCTCTAGCTTTTTTCCAAGCGTCTAAACCTTCTTTATTTCCGCTAACAACAGATGATGCAGGAATATTAGAAACATAATTGTCAAAATCATCTTTAAGAATAGTCGCCAAACGCTTTTCACTAGGGTCAACACTTTTTTGTGCGCTTTGAATAAATTTACGCAAAGTGCTTAATTCGTTAAAGTCTTTAGGTATTCCAGCTTGAGTCATTTCGTCTAAAGCTACTGCCAATTTAGGATATAACCTAGGGTCATAACCTTCATTACGCAATTCTTTACCTATGCCAGCCATATTGGTAGAAAAGTCTTTGGCATTTAATTCAACGCCAGACTCTTTTGCAGTTTTAAATAAATTACTTGATTGAGTTGCCAATTCTTCTGCTGAAGGGGCTGCTTTACCAATTCCAGCAATATCAATTCTAGGTTCACTACGCAATGCTTGTGCAATACGATTTGTTGCAGGTTCTACAACTTGTGCAACTTTATTTACAACAGGTTGCATTGCATTGCCAACCATACTTGCTTCGTTGCGTAACACATTAGCCATATTGTTAACAATAGGTCTGCCACCTTGCGCTGCTTGTGTAAATGAAGGAATAGCGCCAATATTACCAATATAAGGAGGTAATTTAGCAGCTTCTATAGCACCACCAATAGCTCCTAAAGCTTCTTGGCTTACAGGGGAAGTTGGTTGGTATTGCATAGCTTGTGCTGCTTGGGCGGCATATTTTTCGCCAATAGGAGCAGGTGCTTGACCTGTAGCTATAGCTTCAGGAATACTTCTAGCTACACCATAAGCTTGAGCTAAAGGTTGAGTTATAGCTCCACCTACAATAGCTGTTGGTACTTCATACAAAGCTTTAACTTTGTCCATCATTGAAGATGGTTGTTGCATTGGTTGTGGGTTTATAGCATTAGGGCGTTCACCAACAACGGTAGGCACATCAGTATTAATAACATTTCCACGATTTTGTGGGTTATATAGTTTTTGCGCTTGTGCAATAACATCAGCTTGAGAAGCACCAGCAGGGCCTTCTAATGTTATTTCTTTTCCATCAGGAGCAGTAACAATATATTCAGCCATTATTTCACCGATTTAACAGACCAACCACCTTGGGAAGCTGCCGATTGTTGTTTTGGCAAAACAGAGTCCCAATCTAAATTAGGAGCATATTTTTTGTTTAAATCAACAATGGTAGTTAATGCTGCCATGCGTACACCCGCTGGAATACTAGCATCACCAATTTGACCTGCTGCTTCTTTATAAACTGCCACATCTTTATCAGATTGAGGGCCTTGAAAGCGTGGTGTATTCATTAAAATCTTAGAACCAAGCACTTTTAATTGTGCGTCAGCTTTATTTTTTTCTGTTTCAATACCAACAAAGTTTGCTGCACCACCCATTAAATTACCAATTCCGCTTCCATGAGCTTGTGGTAGCAATGTTGCTATTTCTTTGGTTACGCTAAATACATCTTTAGCGCTTTTAACATTGGTTTGCTCTGTTTCCATTTGCGTTTTAGCTGTTTCTTGAGCAATTTGAGCTTGTGCTTTTGGTGATAAATTAGCTGTATTTAATGCTTGTGCAGAAGGTGTATTTCCAGAATTAACATCTTGTGCCAAACTGTTTACACGGTTCATCCAGCTAGGCAAATACTTAGCTTGTGCTGGGTTGTTTTGAACAATAGCCGCATAATCTTGCGCTCTTTGTGCAAGCATTTTTGCAGGGTCGCCACCAGTTTTAGCAATAAGGTCTTTAGCGTATTGTGGGCCTTGGTTAACGGCTGCGTCAAATGCAATTTCAGCAGTTTTTGGAGGTAAATTATCACCACCAATAGCATCCCAATAACGAGTTTTGTAAATAGCTTCAGCTTGTGGTTTTGTAAGGTTTTTAACATCAATGTCTGGGTTGTATTTTTGGTTAATACCAAACTTAGCAGGTGCGCCAGACAAACCATCTTTTTCAACAAAAGCATCACCTTCAAATCTTAATACTTTAGCCATTGCAGGAGCAAAAGAACTATTACCAGCAACAGAGTTTGAGCCAAAAGCACCACCTTTAGGTAAATAGCCTTCATACTGCCCTTTGGCTTGTTCAACATCAGGTTTTGTGCCACCCAATACAAAAGTAGAAAGAGGATTTGGAGAGTTAACATTAACCCAACCAATTTTTACATTGCCATTAGCATCAGGCAATTCTGATTTTTCCCATTTAGGCTCTTTAAACATTTGTTTCATTAATTCAGCGCCCATAGCAGATGATTTAGGGCCTTTTGAAACAAGTAATTCAGCCATTGCTAATTGTGGGTTTGGTGCTTGTGCTGGAGTATACCCAGTAGGCATAGGTACATTAGCGCCTTCCAATCCAACGCCTTGACCATAAGGGCCAGCCATTTCTACAGTTTTTGCTGGAGTGCCTTGATAAGTTTGCATACCTTGTTGTAAATCTGTTAAATCTTGTTGACGCAATGCTTTAGCCATTGCCAATTCTTTTTGGTCAACATCTTCAAAGTTTTTTTGCCCCATATATTGCTGTGCAAGATTACCAATCATTTGCCAAGGACTAGCACCAACATATATATTGCCAACCATTTGGCTTTGTGGTGTTTGCATACCTTTTTGTAATAACATTTGAGCCAATTTACGCTGACTTTCAAAGCCAGCTAATTCTGGATTAGCTAATAGTTGATTAAGTTCATTTGCCATAATTAATCCTTATGCTGGGCCCATAAATTTCTTCAACCAGTCAAAAGTACCTGTTGGAGAGAACATTGCAGCACCACCAAGACTAAACAAACCTTGCAGCATTGCATTATTTTGAGCATTTTGAGCGTTTGCATTGTTTTGATTGCTTTGCTGCGTTAATCCCATAGCGCTCATATAATCAGTACCAGGGACAGTTGAAGTTGGCCCATAAGTAGGAGTTGAAAGACCTTTAAGCATACCTGCCACTTGCGCTGGTAATAAATATTTAGCCATAGCTTGAGTAAATGCTTGTTGTTGTGCATTCATACCCATACCTTGAGTACGATATTGCTGACCATAAGTTAATTCATTTGCGCCCATAGTTTGTTGATTTTGAGCAATACCTTGACCAAATTGTTGTTGATTACCTTGCAAATTAAGTCCAATTTGACCAGCTTGTTGACCGTAGGCTTGTTGATTAGCTTTTAAACCAACATCCATACCACCAACAACAGCGCTTGTAAGAGCATCATTTTCTTTTTGTGCTGCCAATGTCATTGCTGTATCGTATGCTTTAGTGCCTTGAGAAATTCCTTGATTAGCTAATTGTGACGCTAATTGTTCTCTATCACGCTGAATTTGTGGTTGCAACCTACGCATAATTCCAGACTCATAAGACTCGCCAGGATTAATACCATATTGAGGCAAAGCAGCTTGATTAATATTTGTATTTACATTGTATTCTGGCAATGCTTTTAATTGTCTTGCTGGGTCAAATTGCAAAGCATTTAATCTTGAACCATAAAAGCCTACGCTAGGCAAATCATAATTATCAGTTAAGGTTGGACTTTGAAATGCTTGACCATAAGACATTAACTGACCGCCTTGTGCATTAATAGCATTTTGCACAAATGGGGCAGCCGTTGTATTCATTGTGTAAGTAGGATTACCATACTGGTCAGTACCAGTTTGCACATAGGTTGCATTACCATAAGGAGTAACTTGATTAATACGGTTATTAGCCGCATTAGCCGCAGCAGTTTGTTGCGCTGCACCCGAATAGTCTGGCGTTGCTACAGTCTGAGGACTGCCAAACAACGCATTTGTAATACCACCTAATATTCCGTTACCGCTACCCATGTTCTGCTCCTTTTAGAGTCGCTTTTATGCCGAGCCATCGACAATTTTCACGCCTCATTGCTAATATTACTAAATCCCCATCATCGTGGGCATCTTCAATATACGCTTTATCTACAAAACCAAGGTGTCGGTCTAACTTTAACGCTTCCTCATTATTAGAGGAAACTGTTGCAAGTATAACGCTAACTCCTAGTTTATTAAAGGGATAATCAAAGGTTGCCCATAACAGGTCTTTACTAATCCAATTGTCGTCTATGGCTGCAACGTGCATTAAACACGATTTAGCCCTAAAACCACAATACCCTATTACTGCTACTAAATTACCGTCTTTTTCTTGCCCAATACAAGTAGTATTCTCTGGCAATTTTTCGCCCAATTTGTTACCCAACCAAGACCGCATATAGTCTTGGTCAGCCGTAACAACTTGCCTCAAAGAACCCCACCTCGCTCCATTACATAATCCGTACTGGCCCAATGCACATCAATACCTTGGGAAGCTATTTTCATAACCACGCCACCTGAGTAACCTAATCCTGTAACGCCTTGCCATGACTTAGTAATAGACAAAGCACCACCCCATTGGGAAGTGTCCCAAATAGCGTTATCCCATGAGCCAATTGCAGCGTTTTGGGCGTTAAATGACACAGTACCAAGGTCATTTTGGGTAGCAAAGTCCACATTTATACCAGCCAATACGCCAGGTATTCCATTATCTGTCTGGAATATAGGCCTAATCATAGTAAAGCGTTTTAACTGGCCTCTAGCGTCAAAATAGCTATAGGCTTGCTGAATGTCAGCTTGAATATTACTACCGTTGTCTGAATAAGCGTTCCAAAAATGCCCTATATAACCTGTTGCACCAAAGTACATTTGGTCATTAGACAATTCCCAACATTGAGCGTTAAAACCACTAAAGCTTGCCCACGCCTTAGAAATGGTATTCATTACAAATTGTTGAGTACCAGAGCTAATTGGCACATTAATAATCAACATATTTTCGTTTGCATAATAAGCAATTTGCCAACCAAAGTTAGTAGAATATAGCGTAGCTGCTTGAGAAATAGCGTAATAAATCTTGTCAGTAAGGTTAACTCTAGGGTCTAGGCGGCTTGACTGCAAAGCAGAAGCTAAAGGTACTAAACCGTCTTGAGTAAGTAATAAAATGTCGCCAGCAAACTTATAAAAACATCTACGGCTATATATAAAACCTAATTGCCATACTCCTTTTAAAACCCAAGTAGCTACTGTAGTTGGGTCTGTGCCATTAAATACAATTACTTCACCCATATTGGTTACAAAAACAGCGTAGTCGTCAGCTCCTTGACCAGCGTCAATAGTCCAAGTAGCCATACCTTGAATAAAACCACCATTACGAGCAATTCCACCAAAATCAAGAGGTTGTGCCTCTCCAGCAATAGAATTTACTGGTAAATACCACACTTTCATGGTGTTTACTTCAGTAAAATATAAACGATTTTTAAACAAATTTACATTAATAAATCTGTTTGAATTTACTCCAGTAATGGCAAAATTAATTGAATAACTACCTTGGTAAGTAGCATAAGTGCCTGTAGTTGTAGCACTAGTAATAGGTGCAGAAGCCATTATGTAACTAAATTGCGTGGCACTAATGCGAATAATAATATATGTTCCGTTATAAGCAGAAGGTATAGCGCCAGAAATGGTAACTTCATCGCCTGTAACTAAATCATGATTAACAGGAGTGGTTAATTTTGCAACAATTCCTGTTTGCACATTACTGCTAATAGTTTGAGCAACAACTACATAAGTACCAACAACTGTAGCACTTGTAGCGGGAGTTGTAGCCATAACATAAGTAAACTGTAAGTCACCTAAACTTGTAATAATAAATGTGCCGTTATAGTCAGCAGGAGTACAACCACTAACAGTTATTTGATTACCTGTATATAAACCATGATTGGTAGCTGTTACTACATTAGCAGTAGTTCCAGAATGGGTTATTTCTGTTATTGTCGCAACTGCCAAACTATAAGTGCCTACAACGGTAGCGTCACCACCTGGGTTAGTAACCAAAGCATAAGTAAATGTTGTAGCACTTTGGCGTGTAATGGCAAAAGTACCGTTATATTGACTTGGAGTAGCGCCAACAACCGTAATAATGTTGCCTGTGTACAAATTGTGAGCAGCAGCAGTAGTAACTAAAGCACCTGTACCTGTATTAGTAATAGCAGAAATAGCATAGGCTGTACCGTTAGCTGTAGCATTAGTGGCTGGGGTTGTAGCCATAACATAAGTAAAATGCGTTGCGTCTGTAACGGTAATAATAAAAGTACCGTTATAAGCAGCAGGTGTAATGCCTGACATTACAATTTGATTGCCTGTAACCAAACCATGAGCCACATTGGTAGTAACAGTAGCTAAAGTACCCACATGGGTAATGCTGTTTACTTGTTGCGCTGTGCTTGTAGGGGCGTTGCTAATCCAATTTGTGCCGTCATAAAAGGTTGTAGCGTCTGTACCATTACAAGCTACTAAATAATGACCACCAGCAGTCGAAACTTGAACTGTTTGCATTTTGTCATTAGTAATGGTTTTTTTGGCTACAGCAGTAGTACCTGAAACATCCCAAATACTAGTACCAGCAGCGCAAAATAGCTTTTGGTTAATAGAATTAGCATAATTCATTAAGGTATTTACTGGTAATGGGTTTCCTAAACCGTCATTAATACCTGTACAAGACTTTGTATAACCTAGTCTTAATTGCACATCAGTAGGGGTAGGAAACATATTGTTTAATACCACAGCGTCTAGCGGTGGCATTTCTGCAATAGAGTCCCTAGCGTTCCAGCCACCAATAGGGCTAGAAACCGAGGCGGTAACTGCGGTGCGTGGTTTAGGTTGCGCCATGATTAGCTTCCATAACCAGTATCAGGAATATTGGCATAACCAATAAGCACTTTGCTTGGGTATGGAGCAAATGACAGGTTTGGCGCACCTTTGTCATTAGCCTTAATAACACTTAAATAGCGCATATAGTCTTGGTTTAACGCTGTAGTGTCAAAAGACTTTACTTGGAAGTATTTAAGTTTTGTATACAAAACCATTAAGCGGTCATCAAATACGGTAGTGTCTGCGTCTTGTGTAAAACTATTCTTTACTTCACCAGTAGACGACCTAGCCCAACCTTTACTACGGTATTCCCAACCAAGGTATTCTTGAGTATTCATTACAGGCCATATTTGAAATTGGTTGTCCAAAATACGCCAGCGAATACGAGGGCCAGTTGAAATATAGCCAGATTTTAACCATTGCCATTGTTGGGCAGTTTCGCCTCCCAAACTTTCCCAATGCTTAGATTTATCCCATTGAGTACGGTCTGTAATGGTTTCAAAGTCAGGTGGCAAGTCATAAGCGGTTTGTCCTAAAACAATGCTTCCTGTACCTGTACCAGAAGCCTTTTGACTCATTATAATTTGTTGAGTTGAATTATTAGCGGTTACTACATTGGTGTCTTGGTTAATGTTATAACCAGTAATTTGCCATTGGCTTGTAACAGCACTAATGTCTGTAACAGTTGGCAAAGTTAATAATGTAGAACCATTGACGCTTGTTGCATTGCAAGTAATAGCCTGTGTGTAGAAACGATATTGCACTTGTAAAGCTTGCCAATCGTATTCTTTAACCAATTCATACCCTGCGCCATTCATCAAAGCCAAGATTTGTTGCACATCTTGGGACTGATTTCCAGCTACATAGGTAGGTACGGCAAGGTTAAGTTCTGCGGTGACTTGCTGGACAAGTTGCAACATCGTTTGGGACATATTAGGCCTCTACTACTTTCGGTTTGCGAGATTTAGGTGTTTTTTCCGCAACAGCCGCAAGTAACGCTTCCATTTGTTCCTGCATTTTGGCAAGCTTCGCATCTGTTTCAGCCTTGATTTTATCATTTTCTGAACGGAGTGCTTGCATTTCTGCTTCTCTTTGTGCTACATCGGCAGAATTTGTGGCTAAATTGAGGAAAGCTTTAGCTTTTTCACGGAAAGCATGGGGCGACATACCTGCAACCATACCAATACGCTGCATTTGTAGGTCAGAACAATCAGCAATAGACTCTACTGTGTGGAATTTAAGCCCACGCAGTTCATCAGCTTGACTACGAGTAATTTGAGGCCATTGCTCTAATGGTGTACCTACAATATCTTCGTGGTTTGCTACTTGGTTTTGATAATGCGCCCATTGACGAGGAAAACGCTGTTTATGGGACTCTTGGGCGTATGTGTCAATTTCTGTCAAATTGTCGCCAGGTATCATAATACGAACAAAATCAAATTCTTTAAAAATCGGTCTACCAGCTTCGTCTGAAGCTATGTCTTGCTTAACGCTTTTTTTATAGAATTGGACTGCTAATCGTGCATCTGCACCTTGTGTATCGCTATCAATAGCCATTTAATTCTCCTAAAGTGGTTTAGGTACTACGGTTAAAAGAAAAGGGACTCCCCTTGTGAGAGAGTCCCAGTTTTACTACATTTTCAATTTAAAAGGGATAACCTATTAAACAGAAGCTGCACCAAACCAGCCATAATCACCAGAAGCCATAGCTACTGTTGGGCCAGCATAGAGGCCAGCACCACCAGTTGCTACGAAAGTCGTAGTATTGATGGAGCAAGTTGCTGTTGAAGCTGCAATAGTTGAGCCAGCTTTAGCCCAAACATAACGCTTACCATCGGAAGCAAAAACTTCTGCACCGAGTGGGCCAAATGTTGGAACTGTACCGCCATTTAAGGCCATTTCAGCAACAGTTTGTGTATCGTTTAAATCAATCCCATTTAGGGGGGTAATAGTAAATGCCATGATAATTTCCTTTATTAATTAAGTGGACAATATAAATAAGGGTTTCCCCTTATATATTAGGTTGTCAACAAGCCTTGTAGGAAGCTGTTAGAAGTAGTCAAGTTACCAGCCCAACCGTATAACTTAACGATTGCATCTTGGTTAATTGACTGACGCTCGCCACCAATAGGTACAAAATTACGCTCTTTGTGAGGGCGGAATGAAATGTAATTGGTGTTCAGCATATACATATATGTAGCTGTTTCTTGTGAACCATAACCACCACCCAATACTACATCAGCAGAAGTACCACCACCGTAGAACTTGAGGGAAGCAAAACCAGCAGCACCACTTTCTTCAGCAGCAATACGCTGAATAGACTGCAAAGCGCCTACATAATACTGGTACATTGTGTTACCAGCAACAATCAAGTCAGCTTTGTCTGTGCCACGAATTTGCTTGATAGCAGCCGTAGTCATAGAAGCCAAAATGTTTGCAGAAGTAGCACCAGTAGTAATTTGGTTCTGCCAGAAAGTCCAAGTAGCACGGTT